AAGCACCTGCTGATACAGCCACAGCCACTATCAGTGAATCGCGCCTTCGCAAGATCATTTCTGATACATTGCTGCAAGAACATTATCGTAAAAATAAAATTTTGCAATGATCTAATCTACATACACAGTATTTAAATGCATACTAGCTTCCTATTTATGAAAAGAGGCTAGCTTTGTCAAACTTCATAAATACTCTCAATCCAACGCCTTTTGGCTTCTTTGACTCAGACGCTGTGTTCCAAGGTGAGGCAGATGCAATGGTAACATTTGTCAAGCGTCGTCTTGGTGATGACGTTTTGTCTGTTGAGTTGACAAGAAAGCAAGTTTGGGCATGCTTTGAAGAAGCATTCTTGGAATATGGATCAATAGTTAATCAGTATCAGGCAAAAAGTCAGCTTCTTTCTTTGCTTGGCATGCAAACTGGTAGTCTTAACGAAGCAACACAAAAGCTACCTCGAGACACACTCAATTATATTATAAGGCTTGCAGAGCCTTATGCTGTTGAAGCAGGACTTGGTGGATCATACAACTCTGCATCAGGATCAATAAAGCTGCGTCAAAATGTCCAGGATTACGATCTCTACACTGACCTTGTTGATCCTACGACAAATATACCAGTTGTGAGCTCATCTTTGAATCCAGAACAACGAAAGATGAGAATTTTTGAAATAATGCACTACAATCCGTCAGCTGCTTACAGATTTTTTGATACAACATCTGCAGTCAACTACTTGAACAACGAATTTTCTTTTGAATCATTCACACCAGAAACTGTGTTTTATGTCCTACCAGTGTTTGAAGATATTCTTAGAGGTGGACAGATGAATATCTCAAACAGAGTTCGTCGTTCAAACTACAGCTATAGGGTCACAGGGACAAAGATTAGAATATTCCCTTCTCCAACAGCAGTTAATCCTTTAAATCTTTGGGTTCGAGTTGGATTTGAATCAAGTCCGCTTAACCCATCAATTCCAGATGCATCTATTAACGGTGTTTCTAATCTTTCAAACGTTCCATATGGCAACTTTGTCTTCTCAAAAGTAAACTCGATGGCGCGTCAGTGGGTTAGGCAGTATACATTGTCACTCTCAAAAGAGCTGCTTGGAATGATCAGATCAAAGTTTGGATCAATACCAATTCCTGGCGCAGAGCTGCAGCTTGATGGGGCTGATCTAAAATCAACTGCAAAAGATGAGAAAGAAAAGCTTAAGACTGATCTAAAAGAGATGTTGGACTCTATGACCTACAACAAGCTCATAGAGACAAAAGCCGCAGAAGTAGACAACATCCAGAAAATTCTCAAGTCTATACCTGTCCCGATGGGTCGTGTTATCACAATAGGATAGTAAAATGGCAAGGCTTTTCATAACATCAAGAGAGCTTGATTTGATCAGTGATCTGACAAAAGAAATTATTAAGGATGTGATCGGTCAAACAATATTCTACTATCCAATAAGAACTGACGTGACATCAGTGCATGATGTTTACGAGGAGTCAACGGAAAAAATATTTGATCAACCGATTGAAATAGATGCACTTGTTGAGTGGTCACCTGGTGAAATTAGAACAAACAAGTTTGGAAGTGAAAATTTTCACTCTATTGAGGCACGCGTTCATGTTCAAGATCTTACAGATAAAGGTCTAAGAATGAAAATAGGCGACTTTATTTCGTATGGATCTGTTTTCTTTGAAATAACCCAAGCGGTCTCAATTAGCAAAATCTTTGGTCAGGTTGAACATGTGACTGGGTATAAGCTTGTTGGCAAGCAGGCAAGAGAAGGACTTATCAGTAAGGCAATTCAAGGACCAGCAGCACAAACTCTTGAGACGGAACAAGTCACACAAGACAAGTTTGTTCAGCAACGTGGATCAGCAACAAACGAGATTGGTGAGACTGCTGACACTCGTAATCTGCAGAGCAACGGTGTGCTGGACGCACCGCTTACAGGACCTAAAAAAGTTGCACCAGATGGCATAAGCTCATCTTTTTATGGTGACGAATGAGCTCCAGATTTTCAGTTGGAAAAAGATACGGTCAAGATTCGATTGGTCTTGGTTACGATGGCAGCGCGGTACCAGAAGATTTAAAAATTCCAAGTTGCGGTCTTGAGGACGTTGATCGTGCAATGTTTAATCTTTTTGACAAAGACCTTCCACTCACTTACATTACAAAAGATGGAAGCTCTAAAAAAGTTCCTGTTATTTTCGCAACAGGTGAACGATTTGCAATAACACGTAGAAAAGAACCTCTACGCGATAAAAACGGTGCACTTATCATACCACTCATCACAATTGTAAGAAGCACAATTGAGCAGCAAGCACAAAAATCAATCGAGATGGGGGATATTGGGACAATAGATATCAAAAGACGTCTTTCAAAAGAAGATCCAATCTATCAAAGAATTATAAACTCTCCAGGATTCAAGAACGTTGGGTCTCCCTATGCAGGTTCACGTCGCGAGAAGCAGGAAAGCCCAGAAAGAACTGCTGGTGGTCGTCAACTCGAGCCAAACCTTGGTGGTGGAATATACGAAACAATCTCTATACCAGTGCCAAAATTTTTTACTGCAACTTACGAAATCACGCTGTGGACGCAGTTCATGCAACACAGCAACGAAATACTCACAACAATTATGAGTGGGTATCACAACATACGCGCAAGATCATATCGAGTTGAAACTCCTACTGGATACTGGTTCAACGCAACATTCGAACCTGCAATCTCATCAGAGACAACATTTGACAGCATGAACGATGATGAAAGGACAATAAAGCATACAATGACAGCTGTTGTTCCAGCTTTTATTATACTTCCAACGTCCCCTGGAATCCCAAACGGGCTCCGTCGAACTCTATCAGCAACACAATTCTCTTTTGGAATTGTTGACGGACAGTCCGGACCAGAGCCATTTGGGAACGTAAACGACATGAGAGTAGATTCTAGACTTCTGGATGCAATTAGCACAATAGACGGACCCTCTCCTACCGAGTCAATAGCAACAAACCCGTCAAGTCAGGCTGAACGAGCTGCAGGAGGAAGCCAGACAATTGGGACAAGCGTGCGTCCTGCTCTGTCAACAGCTGTCGGTGGGACTGAGTCCACATCCATAAAGGTCACCAGCACCACCAGAAAGCTCTCAGAGGACCCAATGACAGGAGAGCCAATGGATGTTACCCTTCGTGTTCGTCGCATCTCCAGCGCACACGGAGAAGAGGTTCTAACTAGCATAAGAAAAACGACTAAGTCCAACAAGGACACAAAATGACGGCGCGGTTTCACTTTTTACGTGATACTTACATTTTGATTATCATATTAGATTTAGGAGCAACTGATGTCTGAACAGACCTTTCGCTCTCCTGGGTTCTTTGAACAGGAGATTGAGCTTACCGCCCCTGGCACAGCGCCGACTGGTGTCCCTGGTGGACTTATCGGTGCTGCAGCATCGGGCCCTGCTTTCGTTCCAACAACAATCGCATCATTCTCAGATTTTGAGGCGCGCTTTGGTGGTCTTGATCCTGATCGCCCAGCCACCTACGCAGCAAACGAATTCTTAAAGCATAAAGGCGCGTTAACATTTATTCGTGTTCTTGGCGCGGGCGCAAATGCAAACTCAAATGACGCCTCAGTAACAGCAGCCCAAGGCACTGTTAGAAATGCTGGATTCAAGGTCACTGGGTCCACAGTCGGTGTTCCAGCATCTGATCTCCGTAAATCTGGAGCTGTTCAGATCCTAACGGCACGTCACAAGCTGCCAGCTGACACAACTTCACCATCAGAATGGCGCGGATTTCCAATATTCAGCGACAATCCAAGCTTCAATCCGACAACAGCCGACACAGTCAACGTTGTCCGTGGCGTTCTAATGTTCCCAACCGGCGCTCGTGGTATGGTCCTTGACATGACAGGGGCAACTTCGCAGTGGTCTGGTACAGGCGCCACGATTGATGATATTGCATCAACAAATCTTAACAGTGCTTCCTCAACATACAAGAAATTCAAGTTTGCAGTGTCATCATCACAGGGCGCAGTTTTCGGAACAACTGACGGGGTTGCCGGCGTCAGAATAATGACAGCATCATTTGATCCAAGCGCAAATGATTATCTTGGAAAGGTTATGAATACCGACCCCAAGAAGTTCCAGGCTGAACAACACGTTCTGTATCTTGATCTTCCTGTTGAGGATGAGCTTGTCAGCCTTGACGTTGACGGAGACGGATGCGTAGCAATTACATCTGGGTCTACAAACAGCTATCTTTCAAATTTTGGTAAATTTGATTCACGATACGCCGCCGCAAGAACACCTGCATTTATCTCACAGCCGTTTGGTGATCTTGAGCATGACCTCTTTCACTTTGAGGCATTAACTGACGGTGAATCTGGAAACTCATTGTTCAAGGTCTCAATATCAAATGTAAAAGCTTCAACTGATCCTGCAAGTCCTTATGGAACATTTGATGTCTCGATTCGTGAGCTTTTCGACACCGACACCTCCACACGCGTTCTTGAAACATACGCAGGTTGTGACCTAAACCCAGCAAGCAAAAACTTCATTGCCAGTAAAGTTGGAGACCGTAAGGTAACATTTAACTTTGACGCTGTTGATGAATCAGAGCAACGTCTTATGGTCAGCGGAAAGTTTCCAAATGCAAGTCGTCGAGTTCGCGTTGTAATCTCAACAACTCTTGACTCAGGAGCAGTCCCAGCCACCGCCCTACCGTTTGGATTTAGAGGCATCCCGGCTCTGAGAACAACCCAAACTCTCACTGACACTGGCGCTTCACTTGTGGAAGGAACAAGAACATTTGGAACTCCAGGCAGCTTGCCAAGACTTCTGTGCAGCTCGTCAGCAGAAAATCAGCTTACCGGATCAATCATTCCTCCGCTTCCTCTTCGCTTCAAAGCAACACGCGGTGCAGTTGTTGGAGTAAGCTTTATTGGCGCGCCTGGAATCCTTGAGATACCAGATTCGCGTCTTCACTGGGGTGTAAAGTTTGAAAAGCTGATACCCTCTGGGACAACATCAGGAAAAGTTGAAAACTCAGTGATGGATGCAAACGCAGGAACTGAGTTTAACTCTCTTATTCTTTCTTACTCAAAGTTTCAAGGAATACAGAAGCTTGACGTTCTCGTGACAGGATCTGACGCAGATGTCTTCAATGCAAACAAATTCACTCTAGCGCGTGTTGCTCTTTCCAACCAGACCATTGCTGATGTGACTGGCACTGTAGAGGCTCACATAAGGGAGACTGCGTACATCAGAAATGGTGTTCCAAACACTCTGGACTATAGAATAACCGATTCTGCGCTAAATAGACTTACATTTGCATCGTTGCTCTCTGGATCCGCATCAACATTCAATAAGTTTTCTGAGTATGCAAAATTTTCAACCATGTTCTATGGCGGGTTTGACGGAACAAATTTGCTAGATGAAGCATCATCACGTCTTGGCGACCGCGCGTCGTCAACAGATCCAGGTGGTCGTGCAGCAGGTGGCTCAGAACCCATTGCAGTCTCTGGGCTTGGGTACGATCCAGCAGGAGACTATCTCAGTAACAATGCAATCAATTCATACAGGATTGCATCCAAGCTGATGACAGACAAGCTTACCGTCAACATTAACATTCTTGCGGTTCCTGGCATCAAAGAGTCACTTATCACTGATTACATCTCTAGACGTCTGCCAGCATACGCTCTTGGGATGTACGTCATGGATATGCCAAGCTACACTGACTCAAGCGTTAGAATCTTTGAAGATTCTGTTGCAAAACCAAATGTGACAAAGACTGCTGACGCACTAAACGCTCGCGTGATGAACAGCAACTACATCGCAACATATTTCCCTGACGTTTTTGTGAATGATCAGGTCTCCAATAGACGCGTCAAAATGCCAGCTTCAGTTGCTGCTCTTGGTGCTATTGCTTATGGTGACAAAATCTCATATCCCTGGTACGCCCCAGCAGGCTTTAATCGTGCAGCTCTTGACTTTGTATCAAACGTCGACGTTAGACTAAGCACGTCCGATCGTGACTACCTCTACGAGAATAGAATCAATCCGATTGCAACCTTCCCAGGAAGCGGATTCGTCATCTTTGGACAGAAGACATTACAACTTTCTAAGTCTGCGTTTGACAGAGTGAATGTTCGCCGTCTTTTCCTTGAGATTAAAAGAGCAATCCAGGGTGTTGCGCGCGGTCTGCTATTCGAGCCAAATGACGCAACAACAAGAAAGTCGTTCGTTGATCGTGCTACACCAATCCTGAGCCTGATAAAGCTGCAGTCTGGTATCGAGCAGTTCAGGGTAATCATGGACGAAACAAATAATACATCTGCTGATGTCGAGGCTAGCAAAATCAACGGTCGAATTATTGTTGTTCCAACAAGAGCTGTAGAATTTATCGCCGTTGACTTTATCATCACACCTGCTGGCGTTGAGTTTATCTGATACGTAATAGTTAAGCGAAAGATTAAGGAGTTTAACGAATGGCTGCCCCCGGCATAACACTCAATGAAATTGACAGCACTGGTCGTGTGACAGAAGTTCAACCTTCTGGCCGCGCGGCAGGCGTAATTGGAAGCGCGAAGCAGGGAGCTGCGTTCGTGCCGATTACATTTGCAAACAATTCACAGTTCAGAACTGAGTTTGGATATCCAGACGCAGTCTATTCCTCACCCATCGCACTCAACCAGTGGCTTAACAATGCAAATGCAGGAACTTACGTAAGAGTTCTTGGAGCAGGCGACGGAAATAAACGATCAACATCTGCAACAAATGCTGGCAAGGTTACCAACGCTGGCTTTGTTGTTGGAGCTCAAAAAGTTCAGGCTGGCACAGGTCAGCTTGGAAACAATGCGTATGCAACAGTTGGTGGCGTTCAAGGTCGCACGTACTTTCTTGGATGCTACATGTCGGAATCAGCAGGGTCATGGGTCCTGTCTGATGCAGGTGTTCAAACAACGTCTGCTGCACAACCAATCGTTCGTGGTATTATCTTTGCAGCATCAGGCGTTCAGATCTCAGTTTCAAGCTCAGCACCTGGTATAGTCTCAAACACATACTCAACATCCGCAACAACTGCATCACCAGCAAAAGGATGGTTCACAGGATCATTGGATCTTCGAAGCGGAAAGCAAGACTTCGTTATTCTTTTGAATGGTCATACTGACTCCTCTGCGTTTCCAAGCATCCTGAGCGCCTCATTTAATCCAAGCTCTGATTCATACTTTCCAAAGAAGTTTAACACAGACCCTCTTGTGATGGAGTCACATGGGTATGTCCTCTACAATCACTATGACGTTCTTGACGCGTTTGCCGTGCCAACAGGTTCCGGTATTGCTAGCGAGGCACTTGTTCGCAGACAAGGAACATCACTGGCTATTGAGGAAATCGTATTTTGCTTGACAGGGTCTCAGTCAAGGAACGACGGCACCACAACTTTTCCAAATTATGATGGTTTCGAAGACAGATTTAATCATCCATCTACTCCATTCATTGTTTCTCAAAACTTTGGAACACGTTATGATCTATTCAAAATTCATGCAAGATCTGACGGAGCTTCCGCAAACGAGCTCTACAAAGTAGCTATTGAGAATATCAAGTACCCAACGTCACCTGGTTCCTATGCCACTTTCACTGTCAAGATTCGCTCCTGGTCAGACACTGATGACGGAGTATCTTCACCTCTAGAAGAGTATTCAGGCTGTGATCTAGATCCAGACAGCCTCAGCTTCGTTGGAAAAAAGATCGGTGATCTCAACAGCTATTTTGACTTTGATCGCACTACAGACGCTCAAAAAGTTATTGAAGAGGGTCTTTACGGCAAAGTTTCACGCAGAGTCCGAATTGAGCTTTCCGATGATGTTATAAACAAGAACGTTCCAAGTAACTCAATTCCTGTAGGAAGCAGAGGATACTACCACCTTGTTACATCAGGATCAGGGTTTCTTTCCACTGGTGGGAATGATTCACATCTCACAGTTCCAGTGACAAATGCTCGTGAGCTGCCAATCTTCTTTAGACGCGCAATAAACGTCAGCGCCGTTGCTGGCGATCCAAATGCATTTGGCGAAAGCAAGTATCTTTGGGGTCCCCAGTTTAATATTTCTAACTCGACAACACGCCCCAACGATGGGACTTCAGTCTCAACACCTACGCTCGATGGCGGCGGGCTGTCAAGCTACACGAAATACTTCCCGAAATATCACACGTCATATCAGAATCCATGGGTTGGAGACAACACTGGTGCAATGACAGTGAACGGCTCTGTTGTAGATGCTGACCTCTTTAACAAGAATTTGTTCACGCTGGAGAACATACAGATTCAGTCAGGATCTGATGGACTTGCAGACTCTGCAAGATGGGATGAGGCTGTCTATCAGCGAGACGGAACTCTTGATGCTTCTCTCGGCGGCAGATTTATTAACACAGCAGTTGACTTCTCATACTCTTCAAGCAGAAGTTATCTTAAGTTTGTTGCATTCATGCAGGGCGGTTTTGACGGTCTGAATGTTTTTGACGCTGACAAGTTCTACATGCGAGATTCAGCAGTTCGTCGTGAAATGGACAATGCAAACCAAGGAGAGTTATCAGGCCCAACTGTTGCAGCGTTCAGAAAGGCTATTGACATCATGGGTAACAAGACATACTCTGATATCAGCCTCCTGGCAATACCGGATATGCGACACCCGGCAGTTACCGATCACGCGCTAAATGCTATGCAGACAAAATTTGACGCTCTTTATATCATGGACGTTGAGCCAAAGGACGACATGAATAACTTCGTCACGTCGTCTCTCTCATCTACTGTGTATCCAAGCGTCAACGTTGCATTCACAACAACACGTTTCAGAAATCGTGGTCTGAATAATTCATTCGGCGCAGCTTACTTCCCAGACCTTATAGTCTCAGTTGACCCAGGAACTTCAATTCCTGTCTCAATGAGACTTCCTGCATCAACAATGGTGCTTGGTGCTTACGCTCAGAATGACAAGATTGGATTCTCATGGAACGCGCCAGCTGGTTACATACGCGCAGTCATCCCGGCAGAGAGTCTCAGCACGCTCTTCCTTGCGGAGAATGTTGACACGATTTACGATGCAGGCATAAACCCAATTGTTGCAGCACCAGGAGCTGGCATTGTCATTAATGGACAAAGAACTCTTCTTGCAGAAGGGTCGGCACTTGATCGTGTTAACGTCCGTCGTCTTCTTATAGAAGTTCGTCGCCGAGTGAAGGCAGTTGCCTATAATCTGCTGTTCGAGCCAAACAGAGCATCAACAATCGCAAATTTCAACTCAGCAGTGACACCGATCATGAAGCAGATCCAGTCACAGCGCGGCGTTGAGAGATACCGTGTGCAGATTGATGCAACTACAACAACACAAGCAGACATCGAGAATAACACGATTCGCGGCAAGATCTACTTGCAGCCCACAAAGTCAGCAGAGTTTGTTTCTATTGATTTTGAAGCAAAGAATGCAGCAGATTTTTAACAGTTAAGCATTAACAGAATAGTTAAGATAAACAGGAGACAATATGGCAGAGACGCTATCAGTCACAGATATGCTACCGAATAAGTTTGAGCCAAAGCGAAAAAACCGATGGGTCTTTGCGATCGAAGGAATTGACGCTTACCTTATCAAGTCGACAAAGCGCCCAAGCGTGAAGACTGAGGAGAAGGAGATCCCCTGGATCAACTCACGTCGCTACATCGCTGGAAAGACCACCTTTGAGACCCTCTCGGTCACGCTCTATGACGCTATTGCCCCCTCGGGTGCTCAGCAGGTCATGGAGTGGATCCGCACTCACTTTGAGAGCGTGTCAGGCCGCGCCGGCTACGCAGATTTCTACAAGCGTGACTGCCAGCTAAAGCTCCTCGATCCCGTTGG